GGCGTTCAAATCGAGCAGGCAGACGCATGGGTAGTTGTTAAAGACGTTAAGGTCGCTTCCTAATAAATAGGATTTAGATCTGCTAAAAGCCCCCTAAATTAATTTTTGGGGGGCTTTTCATTTTAATTTAGTAATGCTATAATTGTTTAGAGTAGAAATAGGAGATATATATGTCATTTGAGACATTAAAAGTATCTGAAATAAAAAAGATTGCAGAAGACTTTGCAGTTGATACAGATGGTCTAAAAAGTAAGGCCGATATTATTGCCGCCCTCGCAGAAGAAGGCGTAACTTGGTCTGTATATAACAAGACCTTGGATAAGATGGAAGAAGAAGATATGTCAGTAGAAATCTTGCCTAAGTTTGATCCAAAGGCGGAACAGCCAGAAAACACAGTATTAGTAAGAATGACTAGAGATAACTTTAGGTATGATATTATGGGATTTACGTTCACAAAAGAACACCCATTTATTGCAATGAGTAATGAAGCAGCGCAAGCAATTTTTGATAAGGAGGAGGGCTTTAGATTAGCAACTCCAAGGGAAGTCCAGGAGTATTACAACTAGTCTAGCCTCTTAAATGGCAGAAGTATTAGTAGGTTCACAATCTCCAGTAACACATAAAGTGTTCTGGAACGGAGATGTTGCAGACGCAACCTCTGCACCAGTTGTCAAAATTTATGACGTAACAAATGATCCAGCAGTAAGTCCTGCGATTGCTTCGACCACGCTTTTGACAACAATTACATCAACCCTGGATGAAAACAATCCAGGAACATATACAATTAACGTCCCTTATGCATATACCGACAGAAACAGAACTTTAAGACTTAAGTGGGAATATGCAGTTAGCGGAACATCTGTTGTTAAAACTGAAGACGTTTTTGTTGTAACTCCTTACGTTGATTTTAATCATATTCAAGATATGGGCTTTGCGTCAGATTCATCTGACCCAGGATATAAGTCATATTCAGATTTAATTAAAGCAGAAAAATATGCTCGTAAACAAATTGAAGGTTATACAGGACAGTACTTTTATCTATATGATGACGTGTATGTTGTATACGGATATGAGTCAGATACTCTACCACTTCCTGCCAAGATCAACTCTTTGCAAAAGCTATTTGTAAAAGATATTTTACTTATAGATAATTTGTCTACCCCAGCAGTCAACAACTGGGGATTAGCAGTAAATATATCTGAAACAAAATTTGGTCTTAGAGTTGACAGGTCTAGCACACTAGACAACGCTGTCTATATCGCAAACGGAATGGTGCCTCCAAGCATTCATGATTACTCTGGAATATTCCAGTCTGGTATCCCTTATAAGGTTCAAGCAAGATTTGGATGGGCGTCTGTTCCTGAGAATGTAGAACAGGCGGCGGCAGAATTAATGAAAGACTACTTCTCTAAGGATACAATGTGGAGAAACAAGTACGTAAAAAACATATCTACATTTGACTGGGACTTTGAATATACAGGAGATGCCTACACTGGAACAGGTAATGCATACGCAGACAACCTATTAGCAGATTACGTCTTAACAGCTAAAGCAGAGATTATATAATGAATAGCATCGTAGACTCTGTCTTGTCTATGAACTTGGATGTATATAGACAGTCTGAGATTCAAGATCCTGATACAGGGGCAATAGTTAGAGAATGGAATTTTTATAAAACCGTTCCATGCCACGTAAAGGGAGTTATTAGCAACTCTGCTACTACCCGCTCTAGCGACAAGCAAATATTCTCAAACAAGTATTTAAACGATCAGGTCGTTCAAGTTAGAACATCAGAGAAATTAACTGCAAGAGAAAAAGTTACAAATATTAGAGACTCCGAAGGCAACACCATTTGGAATGAAATTAATTATCCTAACGAAACCCCCACAGTATTTGAGGTTATGGGAACAACTCCAGTCACCGACCCATTTGGCCGTGTGATTGCATACAACTCATCTATGAAGAGATCGGAGAATCAGCAAATTGGACAATAGCACAATGCTGATTCAGGCAGCAAGCGGACTTGAAAGAATGATGTACGCAAATCAAAGCGGACCCTTAAAAGATAGCACAGTAGCTCAGGTATCGGCATATGTATATTATGAGGCAGCAGTCATATCTAAATTAACTACAAACAAACAATTTCAGTCAGCATTTGCAAAGATCATTTTTGACCAGATAGACACAGATTTTGGAAATTATATTGATGCTCTGGCAAGGTCAAAACCCAAGTCATTACACCATGTGTATGAGTGGAAAAGAGCTGGAAATAAGAATGCTAGACTTTTTAAATTAAGTAAGATATCCCAAGATGGACTTTCATTTAGAATTAACTATGAACTACTTCAATCTAAATCTATGGTTCCTTCATCAAATGGAAAACGCAGACATGTTTTTGCAAATAAGGCAAAGGTAATAGACGAAGGAAAACCATTGGTTATTCGTCCCAAAAATGCAGAGCGTTTAGTTTTTGAGTACGAAGGAGAAACAGTATTTATGCCTAAAGGAAAATCTGTAACAGTTAGACGCCCAGGAGGATCTTCTGCTACCAACCAATTTTCATTGGCTCATTCAAGATTTTTTAGTGGCAGGCTAGTTAATGAATCTATTAAGAGATCTGGATTTCAAAAGATATTTAATTCAAGCATGACTAAAGCTTTAAGAGTTCCTTCTGATATTAAAAGAGTTAAGTATTCTTTTTCGGCAAACACTATTAGGTCTCAGGCTGATGCAGCATTAGCGGCATCATTTGGAGGTGCAATGTGACGGCTAACTATAAATTAGATGCAATGCTAGAGCTTCGCAAGTATCTGTGGAAAGAACTATACACCCGTAATATATTTGACGAGGAAGATTATTGGTCAGATAATTTGAACGAGAATATTATTCCAATTATTCCAGTACAACAAGCTGCAGAAATGAACCAATTTTTGAGCGGCAAAAAGCATATAGTCTATGACAAGATAGGAATGTCATACGAGGACAACTGGCTAATATGCTGTGAGCAGATCTTGTTTACCGTATATTCAACATCGGTGGCGGACATAAATGAAATTAGAAACTACATGACAGATGAATTCAGGAGAATGGATGAGTCTGCTAGGGATATAAATATGTGGGCAGACCTATCAAATAAATTTAAGTTCCATACAATATGGGTAGCAGATATCTCACCTACCGCCCCTTCTGAGGAATTGCAGGGATTCTTTTCTTCTGAAATCATCCTAGAGATAAAGTATTCTCGAATTACAGACTCTGTGGGCAGGTTCCTTTAGGGTTTGCCTTTTTAGCTTCAATGGCATACAATTAGACCAAGAGGAAATGAGCCTAGCCAGCTTGAAGTAAAATTGATTTTACAATTTAATACTAAAGAATTCCAGGAGGTGGCAACACAATATGGCACAAAATACAGGTAATGCCAGAAATATTCTCGTAGGCGCATCCCCGTTGTTTATTTCGAACATCGATTCAACAACAGCAGGATACGGAACATACGAAAACTCAGAACCAGGAACAGCTAACGCAGGTGCACTTGTACCAGGAACATCCTATACAGATACACTTAACGCAATAGATTCTGGTACTTTCTATTACAGAAACGTAGGTTTTACAAACAATGGTTTGCAAATTACTTACAACCCAACATATGATTCAGTAACAGTGGATCAGCTTCTTGATACAGCTAAGCTGTTCAAGTCTGCTATGGAGGTCATGATCGCAACTGAAATGTCAGAAGGTACACTAGAGAACGTTCTAGTAGTATTCGGACAGCCAGACGATCCAACAAACAATGCTGCAATTACTCAGGATAATACAATTATCAAGAGTGGAGCAGGAACATCACACAAGACTACATTAGGTCTTGCAGCAGGTGCTCTTGGTATTGCACCAACAGAGCGTCAGCTCATTGCAGTTGGTCAGGCACCAACAAGACTAGCTTCAGGAACATCTCTTGCAGATGCAAACGTAGCAAGATCAGAGCGTGTATATTACGGACGCCGTGTGCTTTCAGTACAGCAATCAGCTTTCACACTAGCACGATCAGCCCCAACTACATTCCCAGTAACATTCCGTCTTCTTCCAACCGCTACAAGCGGCTACGAAGGACAAGAGTACGGTAAGATTATTGACCGTGTACTAACCGCATAATAATTTAATAATTATTCTACAGGGCCCTCAAGAAATTGGGGGCTTTTGTGGTTGTATTAGTATATTTCTTTTAGTATAATGAATATGACTAGATCCTAGGAGGATTAAATTGGCAACAACAGTATATAGCGTAGAAGAGGTTCAGCTACAAAACGGGCAGACCGTAAAGCTAAAGCCTCTATCAATTAAAGAACTTCGCAAGTTCATGATAGCAATTAAAAAGACAGCAGAGTCTCAGACAGAGGATGATACTTTAAACATCCTAATCGATGCATGTGCAATTGCACTAGAAAAACAACTACCAGAATTGGTAGCAGATAGAGAAGCATTTGAAGATGCTATCGATGTACCAACAATGAACCGCATTCTTGAAGTTTGCGGAGGAATTAAACTTGACGACCCAAACCTACTAGCGGCAGCGGTTCTGGCTGGTCAGAACTAGATTTAGCCGCTTTAGAAGGAGAAGTTTTCTTAATTGGACATTGGAAGAATTATGATGAACTTGAAGAAAATTTATCAATGCCAGAACTTATAAATACTTTACAGGCTTTAAAGAAAAAAGATTACGAAGACAAAAAGTTCTTTGCTTCTTTAAAGGGAGTAGATATAGGTGATAACGAAAATGATAAAAAAGGAGGTCCTACTTTCGAAGACATGCAGTTAAAGGCAGCAGGAATAAATGCTGCAAGTAACGATGTTGTTTCTTTACAAGGAAAATTCGCAGCTCAGGCTGGTTTTGGAATTGGAGAGGGATTAGGATACTCGAGGGAGTAGTTTGAATATAAATGGCTGACGAAACAATCAGTACCCGAATAGTCGCTAACGCCGACTTCTCAGCTCTTATTGCCGATGTGCATAAGGTTACTGCCAGCCTGTCCAAATTACAAGAACAATTAGCTAACTCTAATAAGATGATGGCAAATCAAATTGCCGTCATGAACAGATCTTTTGCCGATACATTAAGAAGCACAGGACAGTTCTCCACGCACTTTGTAAGCTTACAGTCAGATGTAGAAAAGTTTGGTAAAAATCTTGACGGCGGAAAATTAAAACTAGGTCAATATTTTAATACCTTTAGAGATCATGCTAAAACATCTGGTGGACTTATAAGAGATTTAGCAAAACAGCAAGTAGCCCTTCAGAACTCAGTATTACAACCGCTAGGCAGAAACGCACAAGGACTTATGCAGTTCAATGTGCACGTTCCAAGAGGGCTAGATGAAATAAAAAATAAGACAGCTATAGTAAGACAAGAATTACAAATTATGAATAAGGTAATCCAGGATGGCGCTGGACAACTTATTAACTGGGGTAAAAATACTCAGTGGGCAGGTCGCCAGTTAACAGTAGGTTTAACTGTACCGCTTGTAGCATTTGGAGCACAGGCTGCTAAAGCATTTAGAGAAGCAGACCAAGAATTAGTTCGTTTAACTAAGGTTTACGGAGATGTTGCAGGAACATCAGCGGCAGAATTAGGCCGAGTAAGAGATGAAGTAACTAATACTGCAAAAGAAATTTCAGCGGCAATGGGTGTTTCATTTAAAGAAACTATTGGACTTGCAGCGGATATTGCGGCAACTGGTAAAACTGGAGATGAGCTATTAGGCTCAATTAAAGAAACAACCAGACTTGCAGTACTTGGTGAAGTAGATCGTCAAGAAGCAATGAAAGCAACACTGGCTATTCAGTCAGCATTTAAGCAAAACACAGATCAACTTTCAGAGTCCATTAACTTTCTTAACGCAGTTGAAAACCAAACTTCAACAACTCTAAATGATCTTGTAGAAGCAATTCCAAAAGCAGGTCCAGTAATTCAAGGACTAGGCGGAAGCGTACAAGACTTAGCACTTTATTTAACTGCTATGCGTGAAGGTGGTATTAATGCATCAGAAGGTGCAAACGCACTTAAGTCAGCATTAGCTTCTTTGATTAACCCAACAGATGTTGCAGTAGGAAAGTTTCAGGCTTTAGGAATAGATCTTTTAGGAATTGTAAATAATAATGCTGGCAATCTAACTGGCACATTAATGGCTTTACAAGGAGCATTAGACAATTTAGATCCACTTCAAAAGCAACAGGCAATCGAACAGTTATTTGGTAAATTCCAGTTCTCAAGACTTAATGCCTTATTTGAAAATTTAGGAAGACAGGGAAGCCAGACCTTACAAGTATTAGATCTTATGAAGGCTTCTACTGGAGAACTAGCTTCTGTGGCAGATCGAGAATTAGCAGCCGTAACTGAATCTGCTTCTGGTAAATATCGCAGAGCAATAGAAAGCCTAAGAGCGTCTTTGGCTGAAGTTGGAGAGCAATTCCTTCAGATTAATACAGTTCTTATTCAGGTGATTGATAAAATTGTTCAGTTTGCTAATAATTTACCAGGACCAGTAAAACAAATATTAGCCTTAGCTGGAGGATTCACAGCTATCATTGGTCCAGTAATTATGTTAACTGGTGTGCTTGCTAACTTCTTTGGCTATTTACTAAAGGGTGCATTCCATATTAAGGCGTTCTTTAAAGGAAACGATGGCTGGAAATATCTAACACCAGAAATGCTAGCAGCAGAAAAAGCTGGTAAATTAGTTGAACAATCATTCTACAGCGATGCTAAAGCAGCAGCAGTATTACAACAGGCACTTAGAAATCTTTTAGATGAGTTTGCTATTCTAGAGCAAAAGGCAAAGTCAGGAGCAATGGCAGTAAATCCAGCCGTGTCAACAATGGCAGGAAACCTTGTAATGGCGGCAGGCGGACAAAGAGTAGTAGATCCAAATAATCCATTAGCAGGAACAATGGGAACAAGAGCAAGTTCTCATATGGTTCCAAGATCTGGAATGAGTGAATCACAAAGATTACAACAGACTATGTTTGGTATGGTTCCAGGATCAATTCCTGTAAATCAAAAGATTGGTCAAAACCCACAAATTTATATGAACGAGCCTTTGCCAAATGTTCCTGGATTAACAACAGTAGGCGGAGTATCTACTGGTATTGTGTCTGGTGAAGCAGCAAGATGGCATGCAATGATGGCGACGTTGGGAATGCAGTCAAAGGCAGAAGTAGAAGCGCTAAAGAAAACAATTGTAGCAACTGGTACCGTAAGCAAAGAGTTTATGATGCAGTTTGATGACATTCTTCCAGTTGTTTCAAGACTTACAGATAATGCCGCAAGAGAGTCCGCTTTAATTGTAGCAGAACTTCGTGCAGGTAAATTAACAGTTGAAGCCGCAAAGGCAAAAATTGTAGCCCTAAATTTACAAACTGAGCAAATGATTGCTTCTTCGGTTCAATCTCAGGCGGTGTCTATGGGAAGAACAATTAACCCAACAATAGTTCCTACATTAAACCAGCCAGTA